ATACTCAAAAGGCCAAAGATTTTGAGGCCACCAAAGCGCGCTAGTGTCGATTGTCTTATTCGGTGTCATTTAACACCTCCATAAGCGGCATTGTCGGATCGTATTGTGCGGTTCCTATGTCGCTTGCATTGTCATAATCAACGCGTGCCAGGCTGTTAATTTGCTCGAATTCGCGAATGTAATCAAGGGTTGACAAGTCGCTACGCTGTGGAAACTTGCGTAGCTCTTTTGGTTTGGCCGGTTTATAGGGTTTGCGTGCCAATTTGGCAAAAGCCAATATATCCCGATCAAATTTCAGTTTGTACGTGGTGCCGTCGATTGTTAGATTTTGCATTTTCGTTTTCCTTATAAAGTACAGCAACCGCAACATGGCGCATCAATACAGCGGCCACGCGCGTTTTGATAGTAATCGCGCGGCCCGTGCTCGCCGATCAAGGTTATATGATCCACAGCGTGCGTTTTACGCGTTACCAATACCGGCCGCTTGTTTTTGTAACTTATTTCGTCGCCTGGCAATATGCGTGCGCCTGTGATGGCGCATGTGCCTGAGTATTTTGCAATCATTATGCCGCCCTTTTCATCATGATAACTTTATTCATTTTTTGACCATGCGCAGGATACGCAATAACCTTAACTTTTTTATCATAACAAGCGCGGCAATCGCCGCATTGACCATTGTTATCATATGCGCCGCATAATTTCATACCGCGCTTTGCATCGGCAGGCGTCGGAATGATCACGGAACCGTGCAAGCCTTTGGTATAGTCGCCCGTTACGCTATCCGATGAAAAGCGAACCGATACATTTTTAAGCGCTTGCATTTCAGACAATACAATGCGAAATTTAGGAAATTTATACATACGCGTCGGGAGCCAGTGTTTTACCCACGGCGTGCGGCGCATCACTTCGAGCATTTTTTCGGCCAAAGCCAGAGTATAAGCGTCGCCGCTGTCGAACCATCGAAAATGCGTATCGCGGGCCAATTCGGCAACCATATCATCCGACCAGGCTAGTCGCTGCCAATCTAGTTTATTGTGTGCGCGTGGCGCTTTTACATTGGCAAAACGATAATTGCCCGTCGTCGCATAGCAACCCTGGCAGGCATCAACGAGCACGCCTGGAGACGCTATGCTGCCTGGGCAAGTGTCGAGCGCTTCAAGAGACCATGAGCGCACGCCGTCAAGTTTTGAAGTAACTGAGATTTTCATTTTTAGGCGCTCCGATTAGAATGAGAGTAAAAACACTAGAAAGATATAAGCGCCTACGGCGACAATCAGACCGGCGATAATTTCAGTGATTTTCATTTTATGTCCTTCGTATTAAAGCCTCTCAAAAGTGATGCGATAGCACGCGCCGGACGCGGTTTCAATATCTAAAGTGCCAAAGGGATGCACAGCCAGGATAGTGACAGTTTGAAGCTTGCCAAATACGTGCATCTGTACTTTTTGGCCAATAATAGGTTTGGTCATATTTGCTCCAATAGCGGCCCGCTTGCGCGGGCCTGGTTGACTAGTAATTCCAGGGTGTAGCGTTGGCCGCTTTTGCTGCGGCCTTTGCTTCGGGCTTTGTAGCATATGCCGTCTCACTGATTACATATTCGGCAGTGATAGCAGCGCTGCGCGATAGGATTAAAATCCATTGTTTGTTGCGGCCTTTGTATATGTGAGCGTACATTTTGTGTCCCCTTCGGTTAGCTGCACTTCGGTGAGTGCATGTAAAGAATTGTAGGGCATTTAGTTGTACGTGTCAAACAATCTTTTGCAAATAAGTGAGATTATTTGCTTTTGTTGCTTATATGTTAATTTTGTACCCATTTGTACCCACTTTGTACCCACTTTGTACCCGCCTAAAAAACAATGGATTATGGCGCGCCATATGGGTTATGGCCATTTGTACCCATGTACCCATTGATTTTTTGATTTTGTGGTATAAATATATACAGTAGTAATTAGAAACTACTGTACAGATTTTGGCAGCGATTTAAAATGGGCGGGTACAATGGGTACAATGGGTACAAAGTTAACAGAAAGGAAATTATGATTGGACGCCGCGCGTGTACATCAACACGCCATTTCAGACGTTTTTTGACGGACGGCGACGCTGCTATCCTGGCCGCTGCCGGTGACGGCGACATGAGCGCAGGGTTTCATAACGTGCTCGACAGTTATCAAATACTACACGCTCTAGGTTATCGGCCAGACGATTGCCTGTGTTGCTTTATTGGTAAATGTGAAAAGCACAACAATGTAGACTGATCAGTCACAAAATAACCCCCCTAGTATTTTTTAGCCTGGTCAGTCACAAAATAAACGTTCTCGTCAGGTATGCGGATAAAGGTGCTTTATTCTCTCTCGCTTTTTGCTGGAAGTTATCCGCCTGCGCTCCATGCTTTCGGCCTCATGCCGCCAGGCTACAGTTGTCAAATTGTTATGTCTTATAACTAGCGTTATGTCAAATGGCATAATGCTGTTAGTCTGACAATATGTTGTCATTCTGCTATGGGGGGGAGGGGTACTATTAATACTGTAAATATGGGGGCAGCCCCCTACCCACAAAAAAAGTCAAATTAGAAAAAAAGTCAAAATTGAAAAAAAAAGGCTACAATGCAACCACTAAAAGGAATCAGTAATGAAAACTCCTATCATCGCGGATCGCACGATCCCCACGACGCTTGCCAAGACGGACAACCAACGCTTGAAGGAATTGAAGCAGATGTTGATCGAGTCCAGCGGCAAAGACGTTGTGCAGAAAGTCATCAACATCGCTTTGGACGATGACCACCCAGGTCAGATGGCGGCTATTAAGATGTGCATTGACCGCACCTTGCCCGTCACTATGTTCGAGAAAGAAAAGAACCAACGCAGCGCAGTGACAATCAACATCACTGGTCTTGATATGACGCCAGTGCTAAAGGACATCGTCAATGAGTGATTATCTATCTAGTCTTGGCCTAACACCCCAAGAACTTAACAAAGTTGCCTACCATCGTGAGAATCTAAAGAATCCGTACATGACGCCTGAAGGCGACGCGGTGACGATTTACTCTACTGGCATTATGATTCCTAGCGGCCCAAACAAAGGTAAGTTTGCGTCTGTGCCTGGATACGTCGGCGGTAAGATCGTGCGCGACGAAGGTGAGTTATATAAGTTATGGAAGAAAGACATCGACGCTGGCCGCTGGCCGTTATACGACAGCAGCAAAGAGTTAAACGCGCGCGATCAGTATGTGCATCAGGTTATGGATTACGACATGCAAAACTTGATGAAACAAACGGTTCCAGAACCCGCGCTAATGTACAAAGATCCATTTGGCGCGCCTGACTACTAATGAGTGACCTTACGTTCTCATTGCTGCCTTGGCAACAAGAGGTGTTTGCTGACCAGACACGCTTCAAGGTAGTGGCCGCAGGGCGGCGCTGTGGGAAATCACGGCTAGCCGCCACGACGTTGTTAATAGAGGCGTTACGTTGTCCGGCTGGCTCGGCGGTGCTGTACGTCGCGCCGACGAACGGGCAGGCGCGGCAGATTATCTGGAACGTGTTGATGGAGTTGGGGCGGGAGGTTATTCAGTCTAGTCACATCAACAACCAAGACATCGTGATGATTAACGGCGCGACGATTTACGTCAGGGGTGCTGACCGTCCAGACACGCTGCGCGGTGTTAGCTTGACCTACGCGGTCTTGGACGAGGTGGCCGACATCAAGCCGGAGGCGTGGGAGCAGGTAATCCGCGCGTCGCTGTCTGATAAGAAGGGCCGCGCTATGTTCATCGGCACGCCCAAAGGTAGAAATTTCTTCTACGATTTGTACAAGCTGGGACTAAGCGGCGAGGATACGGATTGGAAAAGCTGGCACTTCACCACGCAAGATAACCCGCTGATTGATCCTACGGAAGTTGAGTCGGCTAAGAAGACGCTGTCTAGCTTTGCTTTTAAGCAAGAGTATCTGGCGAGTTTTGACAACGCTGGGTCGGACGTGTTTAAAGAGGCGTGGATTAAGTACGGCGAGGAGCCGGAGTACGGCAGCTACTTTGTGGCCGTTGACTTGGCCGGATTTGAAGAAGTGGCTAAACAGGCAGCCAACGCCAAGAAGCGGCTAGATGAAACGGCCATTGCGGTGGTTAAGGTGACGGACGAGGGTAAGTGGTTTGTGGTGAAGATTGACCACGGGCGGTGGGACATCCGCGAAACGGCGGCTAAGATTTTGATGGTCATGCGCGACTACCGGCCCTTGAGTCTAGGAATTGAGCGGGGCGCGTTAAAAAATGCGGTTTTGCCGTATTTAAGTGACTTAATGCGCAAGAATAATGTATATTCCCACATAGTTGATCTCACGCATGGCAACAGGAAGAAAGCCGACCGGATCATCTGGAGTTTGCAAGGGCGCTTCGAGCATGGACGTATCGTGCTTAATTCAGAAGAAAACTGGGACGACTTTACCGACCAGCTTCTAATGTTCCCTGCAAACGGCGTCCATGATGACTTGCCCGACGCGCTATCCTATATAGACCAATTGGCCGTTACTTCGTACTTTGAAGACGAAGATGACGATGAGTGGGAGCCTATTGACGTTATATCAGGATTCTAAATGGAACAAAACGAATTTGACCAGCCATCAGAAAACGACAAGGAATTAACTTCTTTCGTCGTTGACCATTGCGACCGCTGGCGCGATTACCGTAACACGAATTTCCTGAAAGATTGGGAAGAATATGAACGCATATTCCGTGGGCAGTGGGCGTCAGAAGATAAGACGCGCGAATCGGAGCGTTCGAGGATTGTTACTCCTGCAACGCAGCAAGCGGTTGAAACGCGTCATGCGGAGATCATGGAGGCAATCTTTGGCTCTGGAGAGTTTTTTGACATCAAGGATGACATCAAGGACGTTAATGGCAACCCGATGGATGTGGAGTTCATAAAGTTGCAGTTGATGGAGGATTTTAAGAAAGATAAGATCCGCAAAGCCATTGACCAGATTGAACTGTTAGCCGAGATTTACGGCACAGGCATTGGTGAGATCATCACCAAAGAAGTGACTGAATACATACCAGCTACCCAGCCAATCCCAGGCCAGCAAGGTCAGGCGGCTATTGGTGTGACGGAGAAGCCACGCGTCGGCGTGTTCTTGAGTCCGGTTAATCCTAAGAATTTCCTGTTTGATCCCAACGGCACGTCGGTTGATGAATGTATGGGCGTGGCGATTGAGAAGTACGTGTCGATCCACAAGATCGTGCAAGGCATCGAGTCGGGCATGTATCGCAAGGTCAACATCACGGCGACGTATGAAGACACGCAGCTAGAGGCGACGCAAGAGGTTACGCAGTATCAGGACGAGAAGGTTCTGCTGCTGACGTACTACGGTCTGGTGCCGCGCGAGTATCTGAAGAAGGACGACGAGGAAGTTGTCGAGTTGTTCCCAGATAGCTCGGGCATGGAAGACTACAGCGACATGGTTGAGGCGATTGTTGTGATCGCTAACGACGGTCTGCTGTTAAAGGCCGAAGAATCACCGTACATGATGAAGGATCGTCCGGTACTGACCTATCAAGATGATACGGTGCCGAATCGTCTGCTTGGCCGTGGTACGGTCGAGAAGGCGTACAACATGCAGAAGTCGATTGACGCACAAGTGCGTAGCCACATCGACTCGCTGGCGTTGACGACTAGCCCGATGATGGGCATGGACGCAACGCGTCTGCCGCGCGGCGCTAAGTTTGAAGTCAAGCCTGGTAAGGCCATGTTAACGAACGGGCCTCCAGGTGAGATTCTGTTCCCGTTCAAGTTTGGTACAACTGACGGCAGTAACATCACGACGGCTCAGAATTTTGAGCGTATGTTGTTGCAGGCGACAGGCACGCTGGACTCGCAGGGTATGGTGAGCAACATGTCGCGCGACGGCAACCAAGGCGGCATGTCGATGGCTGTGGCTTCCATCATCAAGAAGTACAAACGCACGTTGGTGAACTTTCAGGAAGATTTCCTGATCCCGTTTATCAAAAAAGCAGCGTTTAGGTACATGCAGTTTGA